TTAATCATCTTTCCAAGGTCGTTTCATTTCATTGTCTGCTAAATAATACCAAGTATTCTTACCAGGTACGTTATGATTCTTTACTCTTTCGCCTAGATACTTCTGCACATAACTCACTGCATAACGAGCGGCCCTCTCTCCTGATGCCATCTCATTTTCTTTAAGAGTTTTTCTTGCTAATAGTTCTAGTTCTTGTCTTGTATAAAACTTTTGTTTGCTCATACCTGATGCTACTACTCTTGCAATCTCTACCTCATCAGGACTGTCTTGTGCATCTACTACCTTGAAGTATCCTTTTTCAAAATCAAAGTATGCTAAATGCTGATCAGGTTCTCTTGCATTACGAGCTTCATAGAATAATGTTATGTTTGGTTTCTTACCTGACAGCTTAACACCTGAATCCATCCACCCAGCGAAAGCACTACCGCCCCTAGCTGACATGAAAGATAAATCATCTGCCCTTTCTTTACCAGTATGGTGAGCAATGATCACTGCTACTTTATATAGTTCAATAAGTTTATCTACTCTTGATAACATCTCATGTATCTCTGAGTTGGAGTTCTCTTCTCCACTAAAGAAATTAATAATAGGATCTATCATTACCAAGTCTGGTTTATGAAACTCTATACTCTCTGCGATAGCATCTATGTCGCTGTCCCTCATGATGTTCTTTCTTAATCTACCTGATGCTATAAGGTTTGACTTACCTAAGTTGTATAGTTCAGGATCATGATGATAGGGTTGATAATACATCTCAATTCTTTTCTTTAAGAACTCATGAATGATCTCTGCTTGTAGCCACATTACTTTGATAGGTCTTGAGAAACTCATACCCATAAAGTCTGTGCCTGTAGTAGCTGCTGCCGCGAATGCTCCTAGCCAATGCGACTTACCTATCTTTGGTTTACCTAGCAGTAAGACTCTGGATTGTTCAAAGACAAAAGCATCTCCCCAATACTGCTCAATCCTACTGCTGTCCATTGAATCCCAAAAGGGATCGTTAAATGATTTGAGTCCAAGAGGATCGCTTTGTATATCATCCTTAGCTTTTATTATAGGATCTTCTTGATCCATGATTTCTTTTAAATCATCTGTTAATTGTATCTGCCACTGACTTGTATTCCATTTTTGTATACCGCTTTCTTCTTCAGGATTTCTTTTCAAGTGTCCAGCACAAATGCTTTGAGTTGTATTTAATACTTCTTGCACACTCATAGGTGGGTTGTTTGTTTGATTCCAATCTAATGCTTTGATTACAACTTCTCTCATGCCCCAACCTTCTAGTATCCATTTACCTACTAGCCTAGCAAGGGTGTCGTTTCGCATTCCTGTTTGCACACCATCTGTTGTTAGTGGTGTCTTACTTTCTGTGTTGATCTTACCTGTGTTGTTATAGTCATAGATAATATTCATGTCTTGACTACTAAGAGTAGGTAAATCATCAAGTGAATCTACGACAGCTCCTTCAACTACTTCGAACTGATAATTAACAGAAGGACTGACCATGACATAGCCACCCTCTCCTCTTATATCTAATTTACCTGTAGTGTTTCTTATCTTTAGATCATCATTGATAGCATAGAAGTAATGATAGCCACCACGAGGTGTCTTTTGTTTTAACATTGTTCTTGTTATCTGACCTGACTCACAAAAATCACATGCCTCTTGGGTGTCTGCATCTAGCACTATAAATGTTACGCCTGTGATAGCAGCCCAGTTGCAATCTTTAAATTGTAGATACCATTGCTTGACTTCATTAAGAGTAGGTTGCTTCTCTATATAGTCAGCCCATTTTACTCTTGGTGTTTTTGACCAACGCTTTTGTAAAACCATATCGTCTTCAAAGGGATGTCTGCTTTTAAAGTATTCAGGTATGATGTCGTTTGTAGATCCGCATGGTATTAGATGAAAATTATTTTCATGATATGACATGAGCATATCTTTACGCTCATCATTAGCTATGTCTTGTCCGACTGTGTTTGGTTTTATTTCTATTGGCATTCGTCTACTGATCCATAAATGTTTTCCCAACCTAAAGCATAGCCTGTCATCTTAATAAGTTTCTTAGCTTGATTGACTGAGGGTTGCCTGGTTCCGTATCGCCAAGATCTAACAGTATCAATAGATACACCTAAGTCTTTGGCTAACTTATCTTCACCTCTTTTAACAATGTAGTCTTTAAGTTCCATAGTTCTCCTTATATAGAATGGTATAAGTTAATGCTCTTATAGGGGGTTGAGTGAGGAGTTTTATATTTGATATATAACTTCATTAACTCATACCAAATATCATCTTAACATTGCTCTTTACAATAAGTAAAGAATTTTATTACAAAAGTGTTGACAATATTTTTCATAGGCGTATCATCTATCTTGTATTTAAAAAATGGAGCCTTATATGAAAGACTATTCTACGCTATCTCTACCTCAACTTTTGATGGAGAAGAAAAAGAATCTAGCAAAACAAGCTGAACTAAAAGAACAAAGTGCACAGCTTGATTTTGCAATCACCAAACATCCCGATGTGCATAAGCAAGTCAACAGACTTTCTAACACTGGCGGATCTACTCGGGTACATCTTAATGGTGTCATACCAAAAGACTTACGAGTTAATTATAAAATAACAAGATCATGGGATCAGAGTTTTTTATCTAAAGTAAAAGACGAGATACCTGAAGATCTATTTCCTTTCACAACTGTATACAAAGAAGATACTGCTCTATCTAAAATGATAGAAGCAAATCATCAAGACATCTTTGATAAGTTTCAAGAAGGATTACAAACCAAGATTAATGAACGACCATACATCCAGTTCGTTGATCCATTAAAAGGAGCTGAGAAATGATTTCACACAATGATGTAGTACAAGAGATACGTGATCGTATCAAAAGAGATGTTGCACCAGGTTTACACAAAGCTTGGGTTAATAAAATATTAATGATTGTTGACGATGTAGAAACCATAACAGACGAAATGATGTCACAAGGAGTGCAAAACTATGAGCCTGTTGAATAGCGTAACCACAGGGATACAAATCCCTTCAATTAAAATAAACCTATCTGGTACAGATGGCATTGGTAAAACTACCTTTGCAAGTCAAGCACCAAACCCTATCTTTATAAAGACAGAAGCTGGTACTAACTATATAGATACAGCATCCTTTCCTTTGTGTGAAAGTTATGACGACATACTAATACAAATCAAAACTTTGTATGAAGAAGATCATGACTACAAGACAGTGGTCTTTGATACAACTGACTGGGCTGAGAAATTAGTACAGCAAAAGGTATGTCAGATTCATGGTCAGAAATCTATTGAGTCCATGGGATATGGAAAAGGTTTTACAGAATCTGCTGAGTTATTCGGCAGACTGCTAAGAATGTTTGATGCCCTACAAAAGAAGAAGATGCACATCATCTTACTATCTCATGTAGGCATAAGAACTTTTAATGATCCAGAGCGTGAGCCCTATGATCGTTGGGAGATGGCTACTCATAAGAAAGTATCAGCGATGATACGTGAGTGGGTAGACTTCAACCTGTTTGCAAACTACGAGGTATCAACTCGTACTAGCGGACAGGGTTTTAAGGAAACAACCAGGGCTGTGTCATACGGCAAGCGTAAGTTGTTTCATAAATACACCGCAGCATTTGATGCCAAGAGTCGAGTTGATTTAGGGAATGCTCCCTTGGATCTTGATTGGACAGCGTTCATGTCTGCATTTAAAGAATCTTTAAAATCTAAAAAAGGAGAATAATATGTCTGATGATTTTAATTTAAACTTGACTGATGTCGAGGATACAGGTGGATCGTTTGATCTAATGCCAGTCGGTGACTACGAATTTGTAGCTACTGGATGGGAGAATAAAACTAGTGCTAAGGGTGATAGATATTTATCAATTACCTTTGATGTGACAGGCCCTTCTCATTCAGGTCGTAAGATATGGGAAACATTCATGCTCGAAGGAGCTGGGTTAAACGTATCTATCAGCAGAATAAGAGACTGGAGAAGATCCATGGGCATGGAAGCTGATGTTGATGCCTTTGGTCTTGAACAGTTAGAGAGCATGTTGAACATTCCTTTCAAAGCCAAGGTCAGTGTTGAAGTTGGTAGAGATAAGGGAGACGGAACGAAGTGGGACGACAAGAACAAGATTGCTAAGTTTCTTGCAGTTGAGACAAGCAGTAAGTCAGTTCCTTCGCAAAGTCCTAAAGAAGAATCAAAGTCAGCTGACGATGATTTCGATTGGGACAAATAATTTATTTACAGGAGAGAGTAAATAAATAACTCGAGTGAGTAGTCTTAATACCAAGACTACTCCTCGCACCTAGGGTTATTGTATACCCTAATGTATTTTTGGAGAAATATAAATGGCAATAGATAAAAGAGAAGCGAATGCTTTAGTAGAATCAATGACATCACTATTAGATTCTTTAGATCAAAACTTTGACAGCCTACCCTCTGGGTTAGATACTGTAGTAAAAGAAGCTAAACTAACATTATTAAACGTGGATACTAAAGATGACAGACAAAGAAAAATTTATAGAATATTTAGACAGTAAGACTTGCGACACAGTTATTGATGACGTGCAACAATGTGTTGATGCTTGGTCAATGAAAGAATTAGACTCACGATCAGCAATCATTACACTAACAAGATTTGCTGTTGATCTTACCTTTAAGTTTTCTTTTACACAAAAAGAAGCCTTAGAGTTAATACTAAGTATGGTACAAGATCACATGGACATACTAGGGTTTGAAAAACCAGGATCAGAAGATCCTGTAGAAAAAATAAAGATACTACATTGAAGCTTAGATACTATCAAAGGGATGCAATAGATTCCCTACACCATTGGTTTGCCAATCGTCCAGCAGAGGATCATGCTTTAATCGTACTGCCAACGGCTGCTGGTAAGACCATTATCTTTTCTCATTTTATTAAAGAGATACTAGCCAAAGATCCTACAGCTAGGTTCTTGGTTATGGCTCATAGAAAAGAATTAGTAGAACAAGCAGAGACTAAACTTAAAACTGTATGGCCCGATGCTCCAGTGGGTGTATTGGCAGCAGGAATGAAACGCTTTGAGATAGATTCACAGATCCTTATAGCAAGTAGAGATACCCTAGCATCACCCAAGAGATTAGATGCTGTCGGTAGCTTTGATTACATGATCATAGATGAAGCACATAACGTACCGCCAAGCTCTCATACTAGATACAAAAAGATTATAACAACCTTATCAGACAGGAATCCTATGAAGGTTATGGGCTGTACTGCCACACCATATCGTATGGGACAAGGTTATATCTATGGCAATCGTAAAGATCATTTCTTTAAAGGACTAGCTTATTCAGTATCAATACCTGAGCTGATCCGTAATGGATTTTTGTGTAGGTTATCAGCCTATGCTGTGAATGAGGATGCCATCATTGATGCAGGAGCTGTTGCATTAAAGTTTAAGAATGGAGACTTTAAGGAAAGCGAACTAGAAAAAATAGCTATGGTCGATGATACGATCTTACAGGTTATTAATGACTGGATTGATAACGCTTATACCAAAGGTAGAACAGCTACAGTATTCTTTTGTGTATCAGTATTACATGCAGAGAAAATGACTCAATGTTTGAAGACCTATGGGATCGAAGCTGAATGCGTTACAGGTGAGACACCAAAAGATAAAAGAGAAGATGTATTAAAAAGATTCAACGCTGGATCTATACATGCTATATGTAATGTGGGTGTGCTGACTGAAGGTTGGGATGCTCCAAGAGCTGACTGCGTAGCATTACTTAGACCAACACAAAGCGTTGGCTTGTTTGTTCAAATGTGCGGAAGGGGGATGAGACTGCACGAGGAGAAAGACAACTGCCTACTACTTGACTATGGAGAAAATGTAGCTAGGCATGGTTGTCTTGATGAGATACAACCTGATCAGTCATCTCCAGCTAGATACCATCCTAAGATATGTTCTAACTGTAGTGCAATTAACTTACCCTCAGCAAAGAAATGTATTGAGTGTGGTCAAGAGTTTGAAGGATCTAAAAAGTTTGAAGAACTACAGACTAAGAAAGAAAAAGAAGTTGCTAAAAGAACTAAGGCAGAGAGACAAGCTGTGTTATCTGATGAGAGAGAGAAGGCCAAGCCTAGATACAAACCTGTCACTGACATCTATGCAACAGTAACCAAGTCACAGAATGGCAGTGAGTATTGTCAAGTAATCTTTACAGTTAAGAATGAATTTTTCCCTAAGAAAATGCCGTTGATGTTTGGACATCCCAAAGCACACCACATGGCAGTACGTAAGTGGAAGAAGATAGCAGAGAAGTGGGGATCGCCCAAGCAACCATGGATGGCCGCTGAATTAATAAACAGTGGTGCCTTTGAAAACATAGCAGAGATTGTCTTACAAAAGCAGGGCAAGTATGAGAATGTTATAGGGATCAGAACAAAACAAAACGAGGAGATATTACTATGACAATCAATCATCTTCTTGATGAAGTAGAAACAAATACTGAGAGACACCAAAGGTTTTATTTGGGTATCAGTGGTATCGGCAATCCAAATCAAAGGCTCCTTTGGATGCGATACCGCTGGCTCATGCCCGATGAATGGGAGCCAAGAGTTCTTAGACTTTTAGACCTAGGCAATGTAGTAGAAGATCATTTGATTGAGAAGTTACGTAAGATACCAGGAGCCATTATCTATGATGTTCAAAAGGATGGTAAGCAATTTAAAACAGAAGCTCTTGGAGGGCATGTCAAAGGACACATAGATGGTGTCGCTAGAAACCTACCAGGCTTGAAAGAAAACATACCTTATCTGTTAGAGTTTAAAACAGCTAACGACAATCGTTTTAAAAACTTAGAAAAGCTAGGTAGTTATTGTGCTTGGTCAGAAGAGTATGACGCACAGATTCATTTGTACATGGGACTTTTTAAAATGGATCATTGCATAGCAATCGTTTACAACAAAAACAATTCAGCTTTGTATACAGAAGTTATTGACTTTGATTACTTAAAGTTTGAAATGCTTATGGAAAAAGCAGAGCATGTATTGAAAACTAATACGCCACCTGACAACAACATACCCGAAACTGACTACAGAATACGTAGCTTTATGTCTGCTAAAGAAAGGGCCGCATATCTTGGCAGATCTTTACCTGAGAAAGTTCATTGCAGATCATGTCGCTTTGCTAGTGTTGATATTAACAAGGGTGGGGGGCATTGGCATTGCTCTCAACATGACAAAGGAATCAGCGAGGATAGACAGACCAAGGGATGTCCAAGACATAACTATATACCAGAGCTAATACCAGCAACCATGATTGAAGAGGATGATAACTTTGTTATGTATGAGAAAGATGGGTTTAAGTTTATTAACGTAGCTAGTCAGAAAGAATCTACTGGCGACAACCTTTACTCTAGTGAGGAGCTGATAGAAGTAATCAACAGTGGCTTTCCAAAAGAATTACTAGAACAGTGTGCTTCTGCTAAGAAATTAATGAATGGTACGATCAAGAGTATCAGACCTTGGGTTGAAACAGGCGTGCCTTTCTAAGCTTTAGCTTTTTTTATTACTATAATTTCTACACTTGGATACAGAGCTTCAACAAGTTTCTTCTTTAATCTAAACATAGGTGTCTCTATACCCTTGGTATCTTCTATGATCTCATCGCCATTGATGTTCTTATATTTAAAGTCAGCCTTGTAAAGACATACCTTCTTTTCATTAACAAAGCATGGGAAGGGTGGGTGTATCTCTATGTCAGAAATTAGACCTTGCTCTTCTAGTTCTTTAAGATGATTGTATCGAGCTGCCTCAAGTTTGCTATCAAAAGTATAGCCATCAAGTCTTACTTTCTTTGCTCCGTATTTGTTATACAAGTTAGATTCCTAGTATTTTCTTTTCTTCTTCTTCTCTTAATAGTTGAGATGCTCT